AATTCTGCGCCGATACTGCACCACTTGAAACTGTAAAGTGAGAAGTATTAAAACTAGCAACACCTTTGTTTGAAGTAGTTGCATCTTCCCCTGCAATAGTAATAGTGTTATTACTAACCGTAGTATCAATTCCTTCACCACCTGTAAAAGTTAAAGTGTCAGTAGTGAGGGTAACAGTATCATTAGAACCTGAGTCAGCTCCAATAGTAAGGTTACTCGCTACAGTTGCAAAACTAACAACTCCTGAACCGTTAGTTACAAGAGCTTGTCCGTTTGAACCGTCAGCAGTTGGAAGAGTATAAGCTGAACCAACTTTTATTTGCTTACCAAAAGTTACTTTTTCAGCACCGTTTGAAGTGTCAAGAGTTATATAAGCATCAGTACCTTGTTTAAATACTAATGATGTATTTGAATTGTCTTTTATTTTTATACTGGTATTTTCTGTAGATAGAAGTATGTTACCAGAAGCAGCATGAATTGTTAGATCACCACTTGAAGTGTCAATTCGATTTGCTACTGTACCAATGCGAATATTATCAACTAAAAGCTGATCTACTTTACTATTCGCATCTACTAGTATTGCGCTTGAGGCCGTAAGAGTGCCTGCCGTGTGATCTAGCATATTTACATATAAAGCACCGCCAATAATTACATTACCAGTGGTTCCATCGGGATGTCCAATATAAAATTTACTGGAATTCGATGAGTATGCTAGCTCCCCTGCGCTTAAAGAAGTTGGAGCGGCAGTAGATGTACTCCGTTTTATCTGAATAGTGTTCGCCATTTTGAAAAACTCCTAGGGACTTAGAAAGATCCCCCGTCGAGCCGTTGCATATCGTCAGCCGCTCCTGCTCTGAGAATTGTCAACCATTGCGTAGATCCATCTGCATCTGCATAGACCTGCAATACGTTGTCATCCGTATCGTAAAAAAGATCCCCTTCTGAAGGCGATCCGGGTTGTGAAGTAGTTATAGTAAACTGATCCGCTATTTCTTGTAAAGCGGATTGAACATTTGTAGAACCTACAGTCCCATAAGGACTGAAGCTAATTCCTGAAGCTCCTGTTATTATTCCAGGAGTTGTTGCAGTTACTTTAACCTCTGTTACATCTTCTGTTATTGTTATTTCGGTGTCTGAGGGTATAGAAATAGAAGTTACATCTTCACTTATAGTTACATCTGTATCTGCCATTAGAAGGATCCTCCATTAACTGTGCTCATACTATTAGTAAGCGAAAAAGCCGCCAAAGTTTTCCATTGAGTATCAATATATAATCTAAGGATGTTGTCATCCGTATCATAATAAATATTACCTTCAACCGGATTAGTAGGCGCTGTAGTTCTATTACTTAAACTATCGTCTAAATTTTGAATTGCTTCTTGAATATCATCTCCTGATATCCTACCGTGTGGAGTGACTGTGTACCCTGAAGCTGCTAACATACTTCCATCAAAAAGATAATTGCCTGTAGGAACTTCTATCTCTTTAGTTTCATTATAAACTATTATCTCATTATCGTATTCAGTTAAAGTTACAAACCAGTTATCTTCTTGAACAAATAGATCAGTAGGACTTAAAGGTTCTAAGCTTGCTAGTACTGGCTCTTCCATTATACCGTCACGTTAGCTCTAACTGTGGCAGTTCCCTGTATCAGTCTCTGTACTACAGAACCTGTATATATCTCAAGGTCATAAGTATATTTACCTCCAGCAAGACTGGCTGTAGTAGAGTAGGGCAAAGACATAGTCATAACTCCTCCGCTAGCATTCGTGATGGCGCAGGTAAAAGTCGCACTAAGAGTGGAGGACGTTTGAGTCGGGCGCAGCTGGGCCCGGGCGCTGAAGCCTGTCAAGTTTTTAGCTGTTCCCGATTCTTTCACTGTTAATTGAATCGAAAAGTCACTTCCCTGATCTATCGTAATGTTGTACTTTCCTGCTGCCATAGTAATATTTCTCCATTCTCAAAAATTATACCAAAATTAGAGTGCGTTTGTCAAGGTATATTTTTTTCTTGGTGGTTAAGTCGGTTTAGTAGGCCAAGTCACATCGGCCACGTCATCTATGTCACTAGGAATAGTTGACATAAAATCTCGAAGTTTTTGTCTGTAAGTTGCCCATTCAGCTTTTTTAGTATCGTTAAGAGGACTATCTCCTACTGCTTGTGTCCAATCAGACATATAAAGTTTTCCATCTCTATCATCTCTTATAGACGATATTAGACCTGTATTGTTGAGATCCCAACTTTCTGTGTCGCTGTTCCAAAAATAATAATTATTTTTTCTAACTGACCTTTTCGTCCAAGTACCGCTTTTTAACCAATACTCATCACAAAAAGCAGAAGTATCTTTTGCTAAAGCTTCCACTTGTGCTAATGTCATGTGTTTTATAGTATAACCATCACTAGTTACTCCCTCTGCGGGAGATAGCTCCGCATGATAGGATTCAAAATGATTGATTTCTCCGTTTGATTTTATATAGACTGCGTATGATATTGTTAATGTCATGTTATCCCTTCCTTTTCATTATAATTATTGCACATTGATTAGTAGGTGCTACTCTCCAAATATAAGTTCCTACAAAAGGAACATTGAAAGAACTATGATAACAAGAAGTAAATCCTATTTCATTATTTGAGTAGTCCCAAGTTGTACCAGTTCTGTATCCTGAGGCGCCGCTTATACTAGTGCTGTCATAGTTCCATGGAGGCGCGAACACGTACACATTTGTAGGGCTTCCCGAATAAATAAGTCGAGGCCACAAAAACTTATACGCCAACTTACCCCCATCGTTCTCTGAAGAAGGATTACCGTCATAGGAAGCTGCTGTATACCAATTTGTAGGCACTGAGCTACCCCAAGGGTACGACGCATACAAAGATTTATTAGCAGTATAATTTTCGTTCCCGCCCGCTAATCCACTATATCCTCCTCCTAAATCACTCCCTGTTGTAAGACTATTGGCGGGTTTTATACTCAAAATATTCGATTCGTAACCGTAGTTACTTGAATAGGTTCTCTGCCCTGAAGCGTTATATAATTCTACACCATAAGTTCCGCTGCCATCTGGAGCTATTCCAGAAGCTAATTTACCTCTTATATAATTTATAGAAGTACTAGTGTTATTAGTAATAGTAGCACTAGTATCAGATCCGGATTTATTTAATATTATCATACCCGTACTTGATCTATTCACAAAAAATAAATCAGTACTTAAATTAACCCCTGTAAGAGTACCTCCCCCCGAAATAGTGCCTGAAGTAATCACTGCAATAGAGTTAACAACATTAGAATCTAGTTGTCTTGCTCCGTTTCCGTTATCTATCTCAATTCCATATCCCATAATTAGTACCTAAAACAAAAATAGTATATAGCTAATGTTTCATTAGTACTTTTTAAACTAGTATACTGAAATCTGAATTGATTTGTTCCTCTTTCTACAACTACTCGATCCCAGGCTCCATAACCCGCACCTCCCGAATCAATTCCGGGAGTCGTTACCGCTACATCAAACTCATCAGTATTACTTGTAGTCATTCCGGGAAAAGAAATATAAGGACTATATGCAGAATAACTACTACCATTAGTCACACTAACATTATTAACAGCAACAATATTCAGTCTTCTACTATTAACATCTATTGTAGTGTTGCCTGCTGCGTTATATATCTGTACTCCGTAAGCCATTATAAGTTTCCTATTCTAACTCTTAATACGCCACTTGCATCTTTTATATCAATTCTATTATTAGTGCCATCAAAAAACATACTACTTGCAGAAGAGCTAGTAGAAGAAATCTTTAGCTCTGATGCATCGATTGAATTAGCGGCCATTTGATTTGCAGTTATCGAGTCCGTTACTATTGACGCAGCAGCTAAAGTTCCTGTAGCGATAACCCCTCCATTAATGGAGGTAAGGTCAGAAGCTGACCAGCTGCCTGTTCCTGTTGCGGTGGCAATATATAGCTTATTATTGGCATCAGTATCATACCATAAATCTCCTATGGCAAGAGCGGTAGGGGTGCTAGTTTGACGAAATACTCTTACTTTGCTTGCTGCCAAACTATTTGCGTTACTCGCAGCAGTTGATGCAGCACTAGCAGCACTTGATGCAGAGTTCGCAGTTGTCTGAGCAGCACCAGCCGCACTGTTTGCAGTGTTTGCAGTTGTCTGAGCATTACTAGCCGCAGTACTTGCAGCGTTCGCTACAGTATTATCCGTATACCCACTATCATTATTCAAAGAACTTATATTTGGAGAGTTACTAAAAGTTACTGAACCATTTATAGCTAGAGTGCTTCCATTCCATGTAATATGATTACCAGAAGGATTTCCTAGACTAAATTTATACCCACTTTGATACCCTATAAAGAAGCCTGTTCCATTATTATATTGAGTTTGGCCCCCCGCTATCCAACCTGAGCTTCCTACAGTAAGTCCTCCTGCTAAGTCACCTTGTATTCCTCCCTTAATATTAAGGGTTGAACCATCCCATTTAAGATACTTGTTAGCTTCTCCTAAATTAAAACGAGGAGTTCCGCTATCGTTTCCTATCCAGAATCCTGCCGCGGTACTTGAGTAACTTGTCTTAGCCTGACGAACCGCCATACCACTAGAAGTTCCTAGATTTATAACTCCGGTATCAATTACACCTCCGTCAATTGAAGTTACATTTGCATTTACTTGACCGGCTTCAATAGGGGTTTTTGTATTTGTGCCGTCTGAAAGAACATTGGCACTTGTAAAAGTTACTAAACCACTAAACCCTATTGCTTGGGTTACAGTTCCTATAGTTACAGTCTGTGAACCTCCATAACTAGCTTCCGTAACAGTATAAGTAGTATACCAATATTTGTTAGTATTACCACTGGCGTAAGTTGGGGGTGCATATACCCAATTAGTAGTTAAAGAGTTAAAAGCCGCAGTGCTGTATACAAAGCCTGAAGCGGTAGGCGCTGAGGGAGCACTACTTGCAGTAGTATTGTAATAAAGCCTACCTGTAGCTGTTCGAGGCCCTGTAGCGCCTGTTATAGAGTTTCCTTGTGCACCTTCCTTAGATTTAGCTAGAGAAAAAGTAAGCGGGCCCACTGTTATTGCGCTTTCAACTCCTAAAGCTGCATTAGCTGCTATAGTTGCTGTAAAATCTATATTAGCTTTATCCGCACTTAAAGCAGAAGTACTATATGCTCCAGTAGTGGAGTTAATTGAAGCACTCATTCCAGAAGCATTAGAAGCCGCAAAAGTTACAGCACTGTGTGTGGTTCTATCCTGCCCTCCTATAAATACTTTAAAGGTTCCATCAGCATTATCTAATGCACCAGAGGCTAAACTTCCATCATTTTCTGCAGGAATTGCCGCAGTAGGATTAGTTAAGAAACCTGTAACAGCGTCTTTTCCATCTTGAACACCATATATAGAAACAGAATCTCCTGCCAGTACATCTCCCGAGCCCCCATCCTTAACGTTAACGGATACTAAAACGGAATTTCCAGTAGCGGGCTCGTCACTGTCTGCCAAGGTAAAAGTTGCTGTTGTACCATAAGCTTGTTTTTCTGTTGCTCCAACAAGAAATTGATAATGAGGAGTAATACTTTCCATATTTCTTGGAGTTGCTGTAAACGATATAGTATCACTTTCGCTACCCGATTTAGTATAATTAATAACATACTTACTCGGAGTTAATTCTACTGCTGTTCCTGTCTCTCCTGGTATTTGTTTGAAAAATTCTTGAGTTCTAGTAAATGTAAAAGTATCACCACCTGCTGTCTTTCCAGAGAAATTAAAAGTAAGTTCCCCAATAGTAGCACCAAGAGCTGTAGCATTTGCGACAACCGCGTGTGCTCCTCCATCAGTTATAGCACCAGGAGTAACATTACTAGCATTGATTGTTACTTTCCAAGTTCCATTATTAACACCTACCCCATCAAATTGTAATGCAGTAAGACCTTCGTAAACATAAAACTCATTACCCGAGTTTGGAATAGAACCACTGCTTAAAATTGGAGTTCCTGCAGAGTTACATTCTACAGAAACCGCGTTTCTTTTTACATTTACACTGATTGGACTTTCGCCATCTTGTACTACTTTAGAACTAGTTGCAACCGCTGTAAGACCATCATAGTTAGAGTTTGCATTAAAAGCACTGTAATAGTTCTTGCTCGCTGCTGAACCAGAAGTGGTTTGTAAAGTCAAGGTATTATATGCCCTAACCCAATAATAATATGTAGCTGCAGCCGTATTAGTAAATCCAATATCTACAAATTTTGGCTTATTAGAAGTTGAATGATCTTTTTCTGCCGCTACTACTCCCGCTAATTCTGCGTGAGCGGTTACTGCTGTGGAAGAGTTTCCTGATAAACTATTCTTTCTCCATATTTCATAATATCCATTAGTATTAGATATACCCGTAGAAGGATTCCAAGTTACTATATTAGGAGAAGATACAGTAGCAGACGCTACGGCTAAACCAGTAGGTGTGCTAGGTATTTTTGCTAATCTTTCGGAGCTAGGATCTGCGTAAAATGCGCTTTTTCGAATAGCAGGAATCAGATAAACGTTATCGTGATGTTCTGAAGCAGTGATATTTACTAAACAATCTTTATTAATTGATATATTATCGACTCTAAAATACTTTCCTACCCATCCTATACTATCATTTACTACCTGTATTATTTCTCCCGGAATTATATTTAAACCAGTAGGTCTCATCTGAAAAGTTATAGTTCTATTGTAACGGGAAGAGTCAAGTAATTGTTTTACCATCATTCTCGCATTATAGTAGTTAGTGATTCCATCCACCCCGAAGTTAGTAGAACGCACTACTCCTCTATCTTGTTTTAAGTACTCAGAATCAAAAAAGTTTACACTTCTTTGTTTAAAATGGTTCTGCGGGTCTTTAATATTAGCCGTCAAAGAATTAAAAGCTTTAGACAGTCCTTTGTCTTTTACACTAATTTTACCTATTATATCTTCTTCTTGTATATAATGACTAGGTCTGTCTACGGGTATATTAACTCCTGTGTCTCTTTGAGTTTTTACACTTAATTTATATTTTCCACCAGCAAAACTTATTATACCATTAAAATGATCCACTATAGCTTGAGCAGTTTTAAAAACGGGACCAGAGGTATCTATTTCTATATTACATTGATGTCTAGTTACCCACCTTTGATCGTGAGAGTCCCAGTTTAAATACTTCCAATACTTTACATCATCAGCATCATACAAACTATAAGATGCGGGATTGGCTACATCTGTTTTTGCGTTTAGAGCAGTAGGTCCTGATCCCGAAACTTTTACTAAAGGCATAGTGGTTACAGGAGTAGAGTTAGAAGTATAGTCGTCTGTTTGGGCCCCTGCAGTTGTAATTCTTCTACAGTTAGAGGGATCCTCAGTAGTTGCTTTAGGATCCCACACTACTTCTCCTATATTTCTGTATGCCCAATTATTGTGTTTGTGTGTAAATTTACCTACACACTCTGTAAAGGTTACTTCATTATCCGCAGTATTAAGAGACTTAACCTTACCCTGCCAAAAAGTATTAGCATTAGTAATTCCGGAAGTATTGTACTTATACACATCTCCTACGTTTACACTAGAAACGCTTCCAGTCATTACTATGGTTACATCAGAAGGAGTATCACACGTCTGTGCTGAAAGTAAAAAAGAGTCCGTATCTATAGTATCTGCGTCTATTGCTCCACCATACCTCTTATTTGTCATATAATCATATAATATCATAGCCGGGTTACTAGTAGCTCGGACATCCTTTTCCCCTAAATCTACCGTTACTGTATCCCCTGTTTTTGGTAATTCACTAACATGAAAAGGAGAAGTAACAGTAAAAACTTTAACCCCTCCCACTACTTTATAGTCTTCAACTATACGTTCTATTACTATCTGATCCCCACTATCTAAAGTTTTTGTAATTGCTAATCTTTTGCCGTCATACATAGTAGTGTCTGAGCTGGAAAAGTCACTACTACTACTATGTAAATAAACCATGTTAGTAAGTACCATACCTGTACCTGAAGTTCCAGATATATTATTAACATAGCTAGGGAAAGTTGAAGTGTAAGTGCTTCCACTGGCTGCTATAGTTAGTTTAAAATCACTGCCTAAATTTCTTAACAGACCTGTAGTAGGATAGTCTATTTGTACTATAGTTCCTCTATATCCCATGGCAGAAAAACTTGCTAGGTCAGAAGGCCAATCTCCCGCTTTTACGGTAACAACTCTATTCTTGGTTCCTGACTCTGCTGTAATTTCTGCTAATAAATGATTTCCTACGGTTGTACTAATTGTGGCATCAAAAGTAATCATATGCCAAGTGGCAGAACCAGAATTTTCCATATAAAATTCTTTTGCGGCTTTTAATAAAGTAGATTGTGCTGCCGTTAAATCCCAACGGACTCTCCAATTTTTAACTCGAGAACCCGCATAAAAAAAGAATAAATCTTTTATAAGTACATTACTTGCCAAGACTTGACCTGCGGAATAGTTAGTACCCCCAGAGCTAAAAGCTTTTGTGGCCTTTATATTTACAGTATCTCCAAGTCCAAAATTAGCTATGTTCTCCGAGCTATACGTAGGATCCGCATGATGCTCATAACTAGCATCGTAATTTTTACATTCTACTAGTTTTCCTTTTACCGTATAATCTATAGGTATCATCTCTACGTCTTCGTCTGTAATTGTTTGTTTTACAGCCACATACGCAGTGTCTAATAATTGATGAGAAGAGCCCCAGTAATCTCCTGATAAATTACTTCCATAAAGACTATGCTGAAGCTGGAATCCTTTACCTGTGTCATTTGCTTGTTCATATAACATTTTGGAGACTTTTTGATGAGAAGTTCCTGCATGAAACTCTCCTTGAATGAAGGCAGGATCGTTCCATTGAAAATTTTCTTCGTGTATTATACCAGCATCATTAGTAGTAGGATCTCCTGGAGTAGTGGCCGCAAGTAAATCTGAACGAGTTTGATCGTCCATTTGATTCATCAGATGTTGCATATCCACGGCATCAAACTCATGGCTTCCAATTCCGATACCTGTAGTTCCAGAATTATAGATAGTATTAGAGTTAGACCTATTATTATTACTATTATAACTAACTGTTCCTACAGCGGTATTTCCTGTCCCTCCGAGTACTGTACCTGCATCTGCCCTGCCGTAACATACAACATCAGTATTTTCGTCCGAAGCACTAGTGCCTCTTGTTCCTTCGTCCACATCATCTAGACATATTGCTGATTTCTCGTCTAGACCCATGTTCAGTATCCCATGTATAGGACCTTCGCATATTGCTTCAGCAACAAATATCTTATCAGGACCGTTTTTTGCAGTATCAGCAAAAACAGGATTCCCCATAGTTCTTCTAACCCCATAAATCAACGGAATATATTTCGATTGTAGATTAATATTAAAATCTGCCTCTCTATCTACTTCTACTTCGTATTCTTCCATATGGAATTTCTTTTTAAACCACTTCTTCTTACGCCACGTTCTTGTTCTAGTTTCCATAGCTTGATAAACTGCTGTGACATCAACTGCTCGATCTGCGTGCATAAATCCATAATCTCTTGCATATTCAGGTCGTAAAGTAGCTTTAGGATTAGGTCGTCCTTTTTCGTCTAAAGCTTGATGAAATTCTGCCGATCCTAATCTTCCTCGTACTTGTTGAAAATCTCCCCAATTACTTTTAAGACCCCATCGAAGTACTGATGATTTAGAGGGCTCTTGAGTATAATCAGCAGACGTTATAATTCCTGAAAATATACAAAGAGGTTCCCCAATAATAGTAGAAGGGTTATCGGGGTATAAAAAAGCTTTGTAAACAGTTACTTTTCTATTTACAAAATTAGTCGCTTGAGTTTCAGAAAGCAGAGTATTTATTTCAGAACTATCTATAGAAATTGTTCCTGATACGGAAGTTTCCGCTGTAGGAGTACCTCCTTTCTCTGCTATCTCAAGAGTAGCTATATAACCTGGATACTGCTCACCAGAAACTGTAGAAGTTTGAATTTTCTTTATACGAAAATTCTTACCTGTGTTACTGCCTGTCGAAAATATAATTGTATCATCTTCTTGAAAGCCTGCTTCCATAAACCCGTCCCGTCCTGTTCCAGGAGTTAGAGTTAAAGTACAGGTATTTCCTGAGACATTAGTAATTGTCCATACTGCAGTAAGAGAGACACCCGCAGCAGTAGCATCAAGCGTTAGGTTAAAAGAACTAATTTTTAAGTCGGAGCTTTCCGAAAGAGAGCCTAAGTCTTTAAGTTTATTAGCTACATAGACTTGTGCTCCGTTTGCATTTCCTTGTAAATCTTCCGTTCCATCATTATAGGAAATGTTATAGGCTCCATCTGAAATATAGGCAAACTTTGACGCGTCAGTATCAAACTTTACGTTTTCATTTTCAATATCAATCTGTCTTGGGCGCTCAAATTTAACTAAATGAGTGTAAATAAAAGGATCATTATTATCTAAGGCTGTTCTTAATAGAGAATTTTCAATTCTAGGCATTTGCTTCCACCAATTTTAAACTAAACTTATAAAGGTTACTTGTATTTAAAGTATATTCAACTAGGTCTCCGCCCATTACTACTCTAATTTCAGGGTTTGCGAAATTAACTACCATATTATTTGCTGTAGCTCTAGTTAAATGAGGATGAATCCACAATCTTCTTTCGTCCGCAACAGGTTGAGTACCTTTATAGTTAGTGTTAGTTTCAACTCTTACTATTCTATAAGCTTTTGTATGTAAAGAATCAGTTGTATCTGTTATAGTAAACATATCTCCTGGACGAGGATCGTTACCCTCAGAACTAGCATTATCTATTAGTAAAGTTGGAGAGCCTGCAAGGTGATCTCCATCTACTCTAATATCATTACTTGTTACACGATTTTCCCAGTCCGAATCTCTCATAGTTTGATATTGAGGAAGCCTAACTTTAAAAGGGGTTAATCTTCCATGATAAAGTAAAAAGTTATAAACAGGCTCAAACTCATCCCTAGTCATAGGGTTATAAGTTATATTTATTTCCCATTTCTGTCCTGCTATTCTTCTAGAAACTACTCTATTAGAATTGGTTTGAGATACAACAGTAGGAGTACTAGAACTAAATTTTACACTGGCGAAGCCGGGCCCAGCAGTAGCTCCAGTATTAGTTTCACTAGACTCTCCAGCATCTGCTATATAGATACTAGGGTCTGGCAGTATATTTAAAAAAGAACTAAAAGATGCCATTTAGGTTGTTCCTCCCTGTGTTTGTAAACCTAGCGTATCTACGCTTTCTAAGAAAGGCTCTCCTGAATTATTCGCGGCCTCCCTTATCATATTAATTATATTCCCTCTTTGAGTATTAAGAGTTTGTTCCATAGTAGAAGCATCAATAGTATTGATTGTAAAGTTCGCAGTTATAGCAGCTCCTCCTTCTGCTATTTCGTCATTTGCTACTATCTGTCCTGGTACTTCTGGAACAAATAACTCGGGTCCTTGCTCCCCAACAACATAGGCGGCTCCACCGGTTGCCCTGTGCCGATAACCTGTAAAAGCAGGAGTAAAGTTACTGGCTCCTGTACCTACGCCTCTCTCCCCTCGCATATAAGCAAGTTCTCCGGCTACATTTCCTCCCCTAGTGTCTACTTTATTTTTTCTCTCCCCCATAGATACTGATTGTGGTACAGCAGGTCCTCCTCCTGCCGAGCCCCCTCCTTGATACGACATAGAAGAGATAACAGCTAACTGGTATGCGCCTATAGCAGCAACGATTCCTGCCATGACAAAGTTAAAAGGAGTCCAAGGCTGGCTACCTAAAGCACCTACTATACCTAAAGCGGTTCCTGCTATAGCTTGAGCTATCATTGCTTTCTTATTTTGTTGGAATTGTTTCTTCTTTGCTGCTTCTTTTTTCTTTTCAAGTTCAGCAACCATCTTTTCACCTTTTTTGGTTCCTCCATACAGTCTTTTCGTTGCTGCAATTTCTTTATCAATTTGTGCTATTCTATCTGCAGTTTGAGCCGCTTTTATCTGGTAAACAGAAGCTAATCCTTGAGCTACTGCACCCACTCCTGCGGCTATACCGGTAATAGCAGTACCCGCACCCTCCAACGTGCCCATATCTATATTTTTAAATCCTTCGCTGAACAATGTATTCATATTATCAAGCGCACCTGTCTCATTAAATACATTCATAGCGCCCGTAATATTGGTCATTGAACTACCTAAAGCCGCGAATAAATTAGAGTGTTCTCCTCCCATTTCAGACAGCATTGTAAACATATTTGACAAAGGAGTTAGTGCAAAGTCCAATTGTTCTGCTAGGTTTAAGTTTTCAAAAGCCTCTCCCAGGCTCATAGTCCCCATTCTTTCCGTAAGCGCTTCTTCAAAATCCGCCCAATCTTGATCAGATAAAGTTATGCCATACTCTATTTCGAAGTCCTTAGTATCTTGTATTTGTTTGTCTCTCCAAGATTGTTTACCGGATTCCATGGCCATGTCCATAGTATCTCTCATCTCATTAGCAAAATTTAACATCCCTTTTTGGTTTACTGCACCTTTCGCAGAACCTCCTGTTATGCTAGTTAAATTAGCTAAACGTAGTTTTTCTCTTTCAATGTCTAAAGACTTATTGGCCATATCTAAAGTAGTTTGGGCTGATGCAACTTGTGCGTCAAAGACTTGCGACATAGCATCTGGTATTGTAGCCACACTATCTATAATAGCTTGTAGGTTATCCTTTTCTTTTTTGTCTTCTGTTTTCTCTTTTAAAGCTCTTAACTCCGCTTCTATCAATTTTGTTTTTGCGGTAAGCAAAGCTCTTTCAATCTGAACCTTTGCTACAGTCATGTTATATTCAGCTAGTGCAATCTGCATGCGTTGAGCCGCAAATTTTTGAAACTGTCTTAGTTGTTGAGCGGGCCTAAGATCTATACCCTCAGTACGGGACCTTGCTCTATTTTTGGCATTTTCTAATTGCATCTCCATTTCGGATAGTTTCATTTGATTATTAAGTTCTGTCTTTTGAACTGCTAACATTTGTCCTCTTACATCTAATAACCTTTTAGCCATGTCTATACGAGCCATTTCTAATTCATATAGTTCTTTTGCTTGCTCAACTTGATTTTGTTGAATAGACTCAGTCATTTTAATACCCAATCCATTAATATCTTCTAATACTTTCTTTCTCTGTTTATCAAAAGATTCGAGTTTATTTGTTCTCTCTGCTTTATCTTCAATAGCTTCTATTTCCTTTCGATGCTCTTTCGTTAGATTACCTCTTAACTTTATATTGGCGTCAATTTCTGCCTGTATACCATTCATTTTTGCATCTCGAAGCTTTTGTTGAATATCCAATTGATTTCTCATAGCGGCTACTCCACCAATTTCTTTAGTAAAACGTGCTGAAGCCTTTTGTGCTGATTGTAGCCTTTTTACCTCTTCTCTATTATCAATAATAGCTTGCCTAGCGTCTTTTAAAGATTTAATATATTTATTAATTGCTTCTTCGCCAATAGCTTTATCTGTACCCATCTGCTTTTTAAGCGCTTTTATTAGTTCCTGTCTTTGTTCCTTTAATTCGTCTGATATATTATCTTTATCAGTCATGCCTGCGTAGCCTTTTTCTAGTTCTAGAAATTTCTGACCTAGTCCTTCCGCGGCTGTAATTGCATTATCAAAAGGTGTTTGTTGTTTTTGATTTAATTTATTAACTTCTTTATTAAACTCTGAAGCAGCATCTCTTGCCCCTTTAAAAGTTTCAACTATAGTTCCTACAGGAGTTATCATACTATCCATTGCGGTCTTTATTTCGTCCACAGATAAAGCTTCTCCTGGTTTAAGGTTTTGAATCTTTTCCTTTAAGGCGTCTATACCTGCTAATTGTATCTTTGAAAAGGCCCCAAAACCTTCTGAACTTCTTATGCCCGCCGTAGTTTGATCAAGTATTTTTAACAAACCATCTTTTCTATCTGCATTTTCTTTTTCTATTTTCTCATTCTTTTCTTTTTCTGCCTTTACTATGTCATTATTAGCCTCGTTACGAGCACTACGAGCCTCCCGCAAGGCTATTTTCTGTCGAGTAGTACGCATAAGCCAGTGTGTCTCTTCTATTTCTGTTATCTTCTTTTCTGACTCTTCCACTATCTTTTGTTTTTCTCTTTGTAAATCGTCAAATGCTTTATTTTGTCTAGCAATAGCACTTTCAGCAGTTCTAGTAACATCTAATAAATTTGTTTTTAAATCTTGCATTACACCTAAAAGAGCTGTGTACCCTGCTATAGCTACGGAAGCCGGATCTTCTACTGTATCCATTGTTTTTTGAAAAGAAGTAGCCACCCCTTCGACCGACTTTAAAGATTCTATTATTTTTCCTGCTTTTTCTTCTGTTTCAGAAACTGGAAAAAGCTTATCTTTAAATAGTTCATAAATCATAAAACCTACACTTGCAATTAAAGAAATCCAACCTAAAGCAGCCATTAAAGAAGCCCCAAGCACTTTAACAGCTCCGGCAGTAGCAAGTGCTCCTGTTTGTAACATTGCCCAAGCAGCTCTAAGAGAAATTGCTGAGGTAACTCCCACCATCTTGGCTGCGTTTAATTCGTGTACTGAAACGACTAAGGCCTTAAACCCTGCCCGTAACCCTTGTTGGGAACCGGCTTCTACTGCGTTAGCCATAGACTGTTTAGCAGCCGCTACTTGTTGTAGCTTATACGTTCTAACGAGCTGAAGTCTTGCTATATTATTTTCCTTTACTCCCAGAGCGGATTTTTTATAAGAGGCTCCTTCTGTCTTTTTCGCTGCCTCTTTCGCATCCATATTTTCGATATACTTTCTATCGGAGGCATTCAAGCTGTTCATAGCCTCTTTATAACCTCCTGCCGATATTGTTCCGTCATCCATTCCTTTTACAGCCTCTCTATAGGCTTTGGGAAGTTTAGTACTTACATCTAAATTTTGTGCTTGAGTTTTTGCTAAATCTGCTCCTCTTTTTGCGTTATTTGCCATTCCTTGTGATAAGTTATTTAAAGAAGGGATCATCGTACGAACAATAGTAGAAGCAAATAAAGTAACTCCAGCCGCTAGTGCCGCCTGACTTTCTGACATTAAATTAATAATGGGACCTAAAACTACATTAAAAGCACTAACCACAGTTTTCTGTAAATTAGATAAAGAAGCAGACAACTTATCGTAAGGGTTAGGGTCTACGGAATCCGCTAATTGACCAAATTTAGCCTCTCCCTGCTCTAATATGGCATTAAGAAATGCTTGTCGTCTTTCAAACTGAGTTAATTGCGAAGCGGTTTTTCCTAAACTAGTAGCATACTCTTCAGTAGCATCGTCCAATCGAACCATAATACCTAATTCATCCAAAATTTCAGGTTCTAACTTTGCAGCACCTCTAGTTAAACGATCCATCGCATCGCCCATATCTCTGCCTAAAGCTATTGAGGCACCCCTTGCTATCTCCGTAAGGCCCTCCATTTGTTCAGTACTAAATCCTGAAGAGATTCCTAACGCCATTGAACGCATAGCTTTCTCTGTAGATAAAGCATACCCAGAGACTTCTCTTAGTTTTTCGGAAGCAAAAGTAAGATTTCGTCCTGCGGAGGCTCCTACTTGCTCTAGTCCTTGAACTAAGTTTTCAAATTGAGCAGCTTCTTTTAACACTTGAAAAGCAGCAGTAGCAGCAAATACGTTAGCAGCCAAAGTAGCATAAGCACCAACAAGACCGGAGGATCCTCCTCCGATTGTTTGACTCATTTTTGAGAAGCCTTTTGCAGAGGATAAGCCACTTTGATACAGAGCTTTTTCTCGTTTATTATAGGCGTCCTGACCTTTGCCAGCTTTCTTTCGGGCAGTGTCAGTCCGTTCAACGCCGCTTGCTACAGCGTCAACGTCTCTCTGAACAACCTTTAGGTTTTTGCCCTCAGCTCTAACTTCAAATATTACACTACCGTTCTTAGCCACTATTTGCTTTTCCTTTTCATTCTATCGTACTCTCGCTTTAATTTTTCTTGCGAGCTTTGGATAGCTTCTGCATCTAACCTCAGTATAATTTCTAAAAATGTATCTTTTTCTTTAATTTTATACATTTCTATATAAAGGGGTAAATTAGTATAGTCTTTTCCTATGTAACCTATCTCGGGATATATTCTATCCCCTAAACTATTAAAAGTATTTATGCCATCTATTACTATTTCCGGAAAATCTTCTATTCCCGGAGGTATCTCTTCCTGTACTGGGTCTTGTCCTAGTTCCTCCATCATGGATAAGTATCTGTTCTTATCCATTTTTGAGTCTTTATGCTTCTGCCACTTTTCTAGTCTTTCCCACAGTTTTTCTTTCTGGCTTTCCACGAAAATTGGCAAGGTCAAAGACCACCTCGTTTATCCAGTTATCAAAATCTGTAGAGTTTTGAACCAGTGATTCAGCATTTTCTAAATCAAAAGCTAAATCTGCTTCTGGATCATTATCACCTAGCTCTACTAAGATTAACTCTTCTAAATATTTTAGTTTTAATCCTCTCCAATCCTTTACAGTGGCTTTAGTGAATTCGTGAACAAATTTATCTTCGTCCAGCTCTTCCACTGCTTGATGAGTTTTTCTGTCAAATTTTGTTTTGATACATCGCTTTCGTAAGTTTAATAGCTCTTTTCTTGAAAGATTTGCTACTTCTACTTCAAAACCGTCGCAGCCAGGAAACTCGATCCATGCTGTCTTAGTATCTACCATTAAGTCTTCTAATTTCACTGTTTTTTCTCCTAATAAGTGAATAAAGTATTTAAGTTCGTTGGGCTTCCTATCATACGAAAGTCGTACCCTTGAGTAAACACTTCTGTAGTGCTTACTCTATTTGTAAAAGAACAGGGGGTTAGATTAGCGTCTAATTGATAGTTATTAGAGGCTATTCCTGCCTGTATTCTTACTGTGATGTTTTCCTTCCAAGTTTGTATATCTGAAATCTGTGATCCAACATAAGAAGTAATATTGCCTGCTACATCCCTTCCTTCCAAGCTAAAAGATGTCGGATAAGTAGAACTACTGGCAGTAACTGCTGTTAAAGATTTTTGTAAAGTATTATTTTTTGTCCATTTTATATTGTTCTGAACTTCTAGACTTATACCCGTAACATTTTCTAATACTGTACCTGCTACTGTTACATTTACTGTCTTAGGTATAGCATAAGTAGTGTTAGCTGAAGTAATGAAACTTCCAATATTAAAAGCAGTATAATTCTCTCTAGTTAATTTAGAAGCAGTTCCTGATAAAGAAGCTATCATAAGTTCTCCTCTATTAATACTAAAAGATCCGGACTCTAATACACATGTGGTAAGTTTATACATTTTTCTAGAAGCATCACTTGCTACAGAAGGATCAATATATAAATCAAAAGTAGTTAGAGTATCGTTTGTATTACTTAAAAGTGCCTGAATAGGGTAGTGTTGATAGCGAGAGCTCTCATCAACCATTAGCAATTCTAGTTCAAAATTAGCCGGATTGGCCTCATTAATTTCTGAACCTTCTATCAATTTTGTAGGAGTATGTATAGTTTTCTTTTTAGAACCTCTTTGCCTAAAAGTTTGACTAAAGGATATGTTTTGTACGTGTAACTTATAAAAGTGTCCACCATAGTACATATAGGTATCAATATCTCTAAAAAATTCCACTTATATTCTCCGTGTATAAAATCTTCCCATTGCTAACTGGGATGCGATCTCTCTTATAGAAGCATCTATCAGTTTTCGAGGGTCTCGATCTGGAGTAGCCCATCTAGGGTCTCCATGTGACATCTCAAATACTTGATAAGGATTCTTCTGATAAGAATAACCAACGCTAGGGTGCCCTTGAGCAGTTTGACTAACATCTGTTACTCGTACACTGCTGGCGAAACGTCCTGTTTGGTTCTCTAGACCTGGTGGTCCCATGTTCCTTGCCACTGTTTGTGGCAGTTTTGCATTAAGTAGTGCTACTAAATTTCCTGTGCTGTTAGGGCTTTCAGCAGTACTTCTTTTTATAGTTGGAGCAGCTCCCATGTTAGAAATTATTTTCTTAGGTTTACTCCTAGATGTTTTGTGTTCTGTTTTAATTATTCCTTTGGCTTTTGGAGTTTTTTTACTCGCAGGAGCTTTTCCTGTATATTGAGAAAGATTTTTTACTAAACCTTTCTTTTGTAATCTTCTCATTGTGGGAGATAAGACAAAAGACTTTCCTATTTGTTTACGTAAGGAATCAGAAGCTATCTCTTCATCTGTATAATCATTTTTCGACTCATAAAACTTTTCAATTCTATCTATAAGTCTTTTTATTAAAGTATCGCCTTTCTGCTTTAAAGTTTTCTTGTCCACTGCTTGAATAGCTTTTCCTAAAGCAGTTTCTCTTTTATTTCTTACTAATTGATTATTAAACCAACTTTCTATATTAGTAGTTATTTTTAAATCTGTTTTTAATACACCACCTCTAGCATCTACTGTAGTTATAACTTCGGCGTTTATCTCCAACTCTGCTAGCCACTTCTTAAATACAGTTTGCAGTTCTGGTGCAAATGCCCCTACTTCTCCTTCTAAAGTTTGTAAAAATGTATTAATTGCGCCTAGCTTTCTCTCTACTACTCCTATATCATGTCCAACATTAAAAAGTCCCTCTACTTTTGTTAAACTTTTGTCTGCTCTATAGAATATGTCTGCAAAGTCTTCTCGCATTTCTACTTGTGCGGCCGATAGCTCTTCTCTTATTACATTATAAACATTTGTAGGCTGAGGGGTTCCGGGTTTCCACTCTACATCTCCTTTTATGGTGAATCCTGTAGTATTTCGTACAAAAACCCATTTAACATAATTATTACTTGCAAGGCTCGAATACCTTGCTTTTAATTTATTTACTAATGTAGTCGCAAAAGCTTTAATTCTATTGTCCATTTCTCCTTTAAAAACTCGATCATCAGCAGAAGCGTCAAATGCAAAACTTTTTTTAACTTTTTTATCAGCACTCCTTTTATTTGCACTATCGAAACGATTTTTAATACTCTTTAGCTCTTCAATAATTTGTTTCTCAGAGAAAGTAAACTCATGTCCTTGAGTATTCATATCTTGACGCAAAGCTCCTTTAGAGCCTGCTCCCTTACCTTCAAGGTATTCAGCAAGAATTTTCATATCTTTTTGTAATTTAGGTAAGGACATTTTATCTCCAAGAAATGGCGGGGTTTTACCCCCGCCTTATCTATTAGCTAAGTGCTACACCATGTACACTGAGTTCTAAGTCATCTACAATACTACTTTCCATATCGCTTTGAAGCGAGGTAAAGCTAGATTCCAAAGAAATCACGTCCTCAATAGAGTGAGTTGGTACCTCAACATGACATTGTGGCATCTTCACTTCTATACGAGGAGTTCCTGTACTACCTCCGATCTTGAATATCATTTCAAAATCGTGAGTAATTACATCGAGTGCTGCGGCTGAAGTTAGGTCTTCAAAGAAGTCCTTACTACCGTTATTAGCAGAGTTAGACGCTAAGTAACAAGTAAAACTTCCACCCACATTTCGCACACCAGTTACGTGTTCAATCGGCTTGTTAACAACACCTAATTCTTCAGGAGTTAGATATGAAATATTATTTTCAATAGTAATACTTCCTCCTGTTAGGGTTAAGTCGTAGCTAGTTTGCATTCCAGATACACCTGCTGATGTTCCAGAAGTCTTTGGCGCTACAGACATAGCTGTTAATCGATTACGAATAAAGTCTTCTGTATCAGCAGAAGTTCCGCCTTCATTGATTGCTTTATTTGCCGAATTAGCCCCGGTTGCTGCGGTAAATGCTGTAATACCATCAATTGTTGCAGCCATGCCGCTCCATTCGATAGTAGCAATACCTTCTACATCAAAGTTAATTGTTGCAGAGTTTACAACTGCCTTATTTAGCTTATAACCAACATTAGTACCAATCATAAATTCCATACTCATCGTATTCAAAGCTGATACGTTTGAGTTTTTAGAACTCATAACAGTTTTAGTGGTTCCTCTATCAATCATAGAGTCTAGTTCTTCACCCATTACAACAGTAACAGTACCTACATTAGCACCGCCTCTACTAGAGGTAGCTCCAGTTGGATCTACTGTATATTGAGAAGGAGTAGTTATTTCTACTTCTGTGATTTGAGCTGAACCGTTAATAGTTACTACTGTTGCTTTCGCTGCCGTATATCCAGTAGCTAATGTTCCGCCTGTTAGAGTTAGAACATCGCCTACCACATTACCACTACCTCCTGAGAAGGTCATGTTTGCGACAGATTTTCCGCTTGTTCCGTCTTCATCTATCCTTGATTTTGAAAGCAGAGCGTTCCACAAACATTCATCAACTAAGTGAACATTTGAATCTGCCCATGAAATAGTAGTGCCAGAAACAGCAGTACCACTTGCAATATAAGGACGAATATAAGTAGAGAAACTCCATTCAACAGGAGCCAAAGAGTCGTTAAACATCTTACGGCCACGTCTAGAAGTTCCTGCTGTACTTTCCATTTCCGAGAGAGTTATCTCACTCGAATTAGTAGACTGACTAAAACTAAAACCTTCCAACATGGGAATAGCAAAAGCTTTACTCGCCGACGGGAAAGTACCATCCGACTTATTCGGATAGACTTGTAAGGTCGCGTCGCGTTGAAAAAATAGAGCCATAATGGTCTCCTATATAACTTGAGCTGCGTTTACTATGCGTTTGCTGAAGTAAAGTAAGCTCTAATATCGTATTTCTACGATCATCTCGCCGACCCCGAGAGGCTGCAATGCTCCCTCATCGGTGCTTATACTTATAATAGTTACTTGGGTCACTTGTTGTGTCCCAGTAGTAGTACTATAATCAAACTGGCCTGCGTCATCTATAACCGTTTCAACGTCCTCTAGTAGCTCCTCCAATTCAGTTATGGGATCTTCGGAGTTGACATAGACTCGAATTGTAACGGTTAAATACCTCCATTTTTGTCCGCCTCCATAGTACTCTCGGGTTTCTGTACCCGAGGCCATGTGCAGACAAGGGAACGATTCTACTTCGTCCCAGAATTTCATACGGGGCTCTATTGCCCCAGATAGGTCTTGCTTATACCCGTCACCTCCGTCTATTTTCTCAAATAGTTCTGCCATAGCGTTTAGTATGGCGGAGCGACGCGTAGTATTTGAACGTGCCATCAGATAACATCCACAATTCTATACATATCTAGAATTCTTTTAATGTGATCTGGGAAACCTATATCCTCGCGGATACTGGTTGACGTTTCATTCTGAAGCGTTGCACCAGCTAAAGACTTTCTCCCTTTGTACTCTTCTTTAAGGTAATAAGTGATTAAGTCGTATATAGCTAATCGCAAGTCTTGTGGAGTTGCTGAGTATCCAGCTCTGTAAGTCACTTCTACCGATGCGAAACCTTGTGCCCAAGACTTGGAACTAATGTCCCCATCGATCCTATATAACCTATCATGTTCAACATCTATGTAATAATCAGTATTATTAACTAAAGTAACATAAGCACTTGTTATGCCCTCTCTTTCTTTTACTGAACTTACACTTACTAAAGGCGATTCGGTTAAGAAAAGCTCTCCAGTTTGACCATCAGTTATGTCAAAAATTTCTACCTTATTACTGCTGTAATGATCTATAAAACTGGTACCGCAATAGGTTTTTACTAACGTACTTATAGGCGAAAGCAAGGCATCGATTTTACCATCGTCCTTGAAATGTTCAATACCTTTATAGTCTTTGTATTGATCTCTAGTAACTAAATCTGCCATAAAATACCCTTGTAAAAACCTGGGGAGGTTTCCCTCCCCAGATTACCCAGTATGATTAAGAAGCCTTATACTGTAGTGCCCACTTGTCAGTAGCACCATTAATAATGTCGGTAAACCCTAGACGCTGGCTAGCAACCAGTACTCGTCTTTGGTTTGCAACCTCATAATCACTTTCAACCGTAACACCACGTAGACGTGGAATTACAAAGTTACGAGTATTAACCGCAACGGCATAATACTTGCTTACAGCCGCAGTAGCGAACTCATCACAAACGACTACGGGAGATCCGTAGACCTGGCCTAC